CTCCCACTGACGGTCAGCACAGAACTCCCGTGCCATTTTCCATTTCGCTTGGTTCTTTGCATATTCATATGCTTCACTAATATATCTCTTCGTTTGTCTTTTTGGTTTCACTGGTGGTTTTGTTTGTTTTGCTGGTTTCACTTCAATAATATATTTTCTTATACGACCATTTGTTTCCTTTACCTTCATGTAAAAATCAGGAAAGTAGCGATGTACACGATTATCAATTGGTGAACGATACGGTATTGCAATTTCTTCACTTGCCCACTCAAGTATATTATTGTTTTTGTCACAATATACCATAAACTTTCTCTCCCAGAGTGACCTGTATATAATCTTAGTTGGATCACCTTTATATTTTCTGGGATAGGAGGGATAATATTTTCCCTTATAAGACATCTAAATACATATGATATGTAATTTTATTTAGAGTGCCAGCACCAAGACCAAGACCGATATCGGATATATTACCAAAACTACAAAATGTTGCACAGACATCACAATATTTTGTCAAATTTGCATTGCCAGTTAGTGGATTAAGATCATATCTTAGAAGAAAGGGTGTAAATGATAGATTTATTGCAGATGATATGGGATTGCTTTGTAGTGATGCAGTTTTACCTGGTAGTGCTCTCGCATCGGTTGATACTCGTGGTGATTACCAAGGTGTTATTGAAAGATTTGCTCATACACGTAATTTTACACAAATAAATTTAGAGTTCTATGTTGATAATCAATATAAGTCAATGAAATTTTTAGAGCATTGGATAGAATATATCACAAGTGCATCTAATGCAGATCCATCATCAGATACTTATCACTTTAAGTTAAATTATCCTTCAGAATATAAGTCAAACGAAACAAGAATAGTTAAATTTGAGAGAGATTATAATAGATTTTTAGAATATAGATTTATAGGTCTTTTTCCACTATCATTAAATTCTGTAAGAGTTTCCTATGGTGGTTCTCAAGTATTAAAGGCATCGGCAGCTTTTAGTTTTGACAGATACATATGTGGTGAGACAGATTCACTAGCAAGAAGTTTAGGAAATGCATTTAATAATGTATTTGGTAGAGGTGGTAGTACTAGCACCCTTAGTGTTCCAGATAAAGATTTGAATAAGAACGTATATGGAGAACCAACATACCTATCAGATTAGAATACACTACAATTAACTTTCCGAAACCCCTATAAATATAATCACTGAAGTGTTTAGCATATTATGCCTTTACCAAAAATTTCGACCCCAACTTATGAGTTGGTTCTTCCCTCATCGGGTAGGAAAATTAAATATAGACCATTCCTTGTTAAAGAAGAGAAAATTCTTATAATTGCACTTGAGTCTCAAGATCAAAAGCAGATAGCAAATGCTATTAAGGATATTTTATCTACATGTATTTTGACAAGGGGTACAAAAGTTGATAAACTATCAACATTTGATATTGAATACTTATTCTTGAATGTGCGTGGAAAATCTGTAGGTGAGCAGATTGAAGTGATGGTTACTTGTCCAGATGATGGTAAAACACAAGTTCCAACATCAATTAATATTGACTCAATCAAAGTTAAAAAATCGAAAGATCATACAACAGATATTAAACTTGATGATGTGTATTCATTAAAAATGAGATATCCTTCTCTAACAGAATTTATTAAAAGTAATTTTAATGTTGAGGATATGAAAGTTGATGATACCTTTGAGTTAATTGCATCATGTGTAGATCAAATTTACTCTGAAGAAGAGTCTTGGACAAGTGATGATTGCACAAAGAAGGAAATGGTTGATTTTGTTGAAAGTTTAAATTCATCTCAATTCAAGGAAATTGAAAAATTCTTTGATACAATGCCTAAACTTACGCATACTGTGACAGTTACAAATCCAAATACTAAAAAGGAAAACAAAATTGTTATTGAGGGTCTACAGAATTTTTTCGGATAAGTATGGCACATGAAGATTTAGTGTCATACTATAAATTAAATTTTGCCATGATGCAGCACCATAAATATAGCTTAACGGAGCTTGAAAATATGATGCCTTGGGAGAGAGAAATTTATATTTCACTCTTACAACAATATATTGAGGAAGAAAATCTTAAAGCACAGCAACAACAAGGGAATAGTCTTTAATGAATGAGTTTGGATCACCAATAGCAGGAGGGATTACAGCAGTTAGGAGAAATGTGTCTTCTAATTTTTTTGGTGCACCTAGAACTCAGCAAGCAGAACCAGATCCTGTTACCACAAATTTATTACAACAACAGTCATTAGCAATAACAAATGTTTCTTCACAGTTAGAAACTATAACACAAACATTAACTTCTCTTAATTTTTCACTTAATTCAATAAAACAAAACTTAGCGATAAGTGATACTATTACAAGACAAAGAGAAGCAGCAAAGCAGAAGAGAGAAGCAATATTAGCAGAACAAGGATTACGGGAAGGGAAAGAAAGTGCATTAGAGGCAAAAATACAAAATGCATTAGTATCACCAGTTCAAAGAGTAGCACAAAAGACACAGGGAATTCTTAGTCGTTTATTTGAGTCATTTTTATTCCTAGCAGGTGGTTGGTTAACTGCTACTGGAATTGATTTAATTCAAGCTTTAGTTGAGGGGAATGGGGAAAAAATAAGAAGAGTAGGTGCCATATTCACAGGTGGTTTAGTTCTTATTGGTGGGACGATAACTGCTGTCACAATAGGTCTTAAAAAAACATTAGGATTATTAACTAAATTCACTCTATCACTTGGTAAAGTTGCCTTTGGTGGTGCACTTAAAATTGCATTACTTGGTGTCAAAAAACTTCTAGCAGTAGCTGCTAAAACAGTGTTAGGGGGTGTTGTCGCTGGTGGAATAAGTGGAGCTGTTGCTGGTGGAGCAGCTGGTGGAGGAATTGTTGGAACCTTTGGTCTTATTCTTGATAAATTTGTCAATAAAGGTAGGTCAGTAATTAGCAGATTTCTGAAAATAGTTTCTAACTTTTTTACTAAACCTATTTTTAAAAATCTTTTAAGACTTGATAAGACAGGCAAGCAATTGATAACGGGTGTAGAAAAAACAACAGGAGCAAAAGAATTTTTAAAGAAATTAAATCCATTTAAGGGAAAAGCACAAAAAGAAATTGTTGAAGAGGGTGGTAAGAAAGTATTAAAGGAAACTTCTAAAAAAATAGTAAAACAAGGTGCGAAAAAGGGATTTCTGTCGATATTTAAAGCAGGAGCTAAAAAACTATTTTCTAAACTTGGTGGACCATTTGTTACCTTTATCATTGAATTAATAAGTGGAGAAGGTATAGGAGCAGCATTATCAGCGGCTGCTGGATTTGCTGCTGGTGCAAAAGTTGGTGCAGCGATTGGTGCAGCGATTGGTGCATTTTTTGGTGGTATAGGTGCAGGTCCTGGTGCATTGATTGGAGGTTTTATCGGTGGTGTAATTGGTGAGAGTGCGATGAAGAGATTATATAAGGGTATAAAAAATATGTTCTTCCCCCCTAAAGAATTATCTGAAGATGATTTTGAGGCAGTAACGATTGACGGAGCTGATCTTGTCGAGTCAGGAAATATAGTACCATTAGCTAGAACGAATAATGAAGAAATAGCAAAAGAAATATCAAATACTGATGCTTTAGAAGGTCAACCTACAGTGGTAAATGTTCCAGCAGATGTAACGGGTGGTGGTGACGGTGCAACAAATGGAAATGCACAAAATAGTTCTAATGATAGTCAAACTTTGCCATCTATTCCTTTTGACGAAGCAAATCCTCATACATTATTTGCTACAGCAACAACGGGGGTAAGTGATTAATGTCTCAGGAAAAACGTAGAAATTTTTTATCAAAAACATCATCTGCCATTGATAATATTCGCAAATCTGTCACTAATTTAGGAGAGGGACTAAAAAATGCAGGGACAGCATCTAGTAGTATATTACAACAAACAGATAAAAGTAATAGATTTTTAAGGACATTAGAAAAAAGGGATGGTGAATTTTTTGCAAAGAGAAGAGAGGCAGCACTGAGAAGACAGAGAGAGGATGAACTAGAAGCATCATCAGTTACAGGTGTAACTAAAAGACAAGGAAATGTGCTTGCTAAGAGTACAAAGGGGTTTTTAGGTAGAATACTTGATTTTCTTGGAATATTATTGATTGGTTGGGCTCTTTCTAATCTTCCTTTCTTGATTAAAAAAATAGAAGGATTATTAAAACTTATAAAGAGAGTTGTAGGCATATTGTCTCCTTTTTTAGATGTGATAGCTGGTTTCTTACGAACTATAGGAAATGCTTGTGATAATTTTTTAAACTTGTTTAGAAGATTTGATTTTGGATCGAATCAAGCGAGAATGAAAGAGACACTGGAAAGGGGAAATGCTGGATTAGTCGCTCTAAATACGGATTTTGTTCAGGGTACTAATGAGTTCTTAACTGATCCAGACATATCAAAAGCTGCAGAAAGGGCTGAAGAACTTGAGAAAAAAGAAGAACAAAGAGAGCAGGAGTCTGATGCTACTAATAGTCCAAATACCTTGAATATAGATGAAAACTTTGTAGCAACAGCATTTGATTTTGATGAAGAGGGAAATATACAACCAATAGTTGAAGGTGAAGAAACACTTTCATCAACACAAGAAGAAATATTAGCATCAGAAGGTGGTTCTGATAATATTGAAGCTGCAGCATTTACTCCCGTTACAGATGAAGATATTGCAAGGGAAGAGGCATTAGATGATGAGGAGGTTGCTGTTGATGAAGAGGAAACTGATAAAGAGGCTGGTAGTTTTATTGAAGGAGTGCAGGGCATAGTAGGTGAATTAGATGTTAAATCAGAACCTGACTCTGAGTTGAGTAGTGGTGGTGGAGCAATTGAAGGATTAAGTCAAGCAGATTTCAATTTAGACTCTGAGAAAAATCAAAAATCAGGAGATAAAGGAAAGGTAGAGGGAGTAAATAAAGATCAATCAAAAAATATCAATCCTGTTAAAAAGTTCTTCAGAAACTTAAGAGGTAGAAAAAAACCAAAAACAACTATAATGATTGTAGAGAAAAATCCAGAGGGAACATCTAGTGTTTCTCCTATAAGTAGTAGAGGCACTAGTGGAGTAAATCTTCCTAGTTCAGGAAAAACCAAAGAAAAAACATTATCAGACATACAAGCTCTAACACTTTATTAACATGGCAGCAAAAGATAGAAGTATATTTGAAATATTTTCAATAAAGTCAAACGATGGGGAAAAAACTGTTGATCTTATCAATGGTGTTGTGGCATTCAGTTACTTTGAAAATGTATTCTCACCAATGGTTACTGGGAGAGTTATTATATCAACAACTGGTAATGTTCTTGAGGATGCTGATGGAGATTTAACTTCAATATATAATGGATTACCACTTAGGGGTGGTGAGAAAATTAATATTAAAATACCAGCTAATTCTGAAAATAATGTTGATTTAGAGTTCACAGAGGAAAATGGTAATGAATTATATGTTTCATCCATAACTAATGTGTTAAAAAAAGCAGAGAATGAAACATTTGTTCTTAACTTAGTTTCACGAGAGGCAATTACAAACGAAACTGCAAGAGTTGGTAAAAAATTTCCAGTATCAGAACCAATATCAGATAGTGTTGTAGATATAATAAAAAATTACCTACTAAGTGAAAAGGAAATAGATGCTGATCCTACACAGAATCCATATGGTTTTCTTGGAAATCTAAAAAAACCATTCACATTATGCACTTGGTTGGCATCGAAATCAGTTCCTGCAGAAACAGCGGGTAAAAGTTCGACTGCTGGATATTTCTTTTATGAAACCAAAGACGGTTATAATTTTAAATCAATTGATGCCTTAGCTTCAGCAGAACCATATGATATTGAATATACATTTTCACCAGGAATTGTTGATGATCAAGATCCACTAAAAGATTTTAAGTTTATTGAATTTAATACTCAACGAAATCAAAAATTAATTGAAAATTTACAGAGGGGTGCTTATTGTACTTATCGTATGTACTATAATCCCGTGGATAGTACCTTTACAACTCCTGAACAGGGATTGTTCAAGGTATCTGATTATGCTGAGAAGATGGAAAATCTTGGTGCAGATTTTAAAATAGATTTACCACCAGTTGATAAAACAGGAAAATCATTAGGAGATGTACCTAGTAGATTTATGACAGGAGTTCTGGATTTTGGTACTCTTGAAAAGAAAGAAGAGAGATCGAGAAAAGGTAATGCAGATCCAATGCAATATACTTCGCAAGCGATGATGAGATATAATATTATGTTCACACAAACAGTTATTGCAACTATTCCATTGAATACAAATTTAGTTGCTGGTGCTCTATTAAATTGCAATTTAGCTAAGATAACTGTTGATGATACAAAGGTGAAAGATGAGGAGCAAAGTGGTCTATATATGATTAAAGAACTAGTCCATTATTATGAGGAAAAGGGTTCGTTTACTAAACTAAAACTAGTCCGAGATACAATGGGAGTTAAAGAGAAATGATAGAAAATATTTTATTAAAAAGTAATTTTCTTGGAAAAGATGGTTTTCGTTGGTGGATAGGACAGATACCACCTAGAAAAACTTGGGCACTTCAATGGAGTAAAAAACCTCAAGCTTGGGGTAATCGTGTTCGTGTTCGTATCATGGGTTATCACCCTCAAAATACGAGTGAATTAAAAGATGAAGATCTCCCTTGGGCACAAGTTATAATACCAGCGACTGCTGGTACAGGAAAGGCAGGTAAAAACAAACCAATTCGTATCGCTCAAGGTGACATAGTAATTGGATTCTTTTTAGATGGAGATGATGCACAGCAACCAGTTATCTTTGGTCTGATAGGAAATTCAGAATATGTTATAAACAAAAAACCACCATCACCATTTGTTCCTTTTACTGGATTTGTTCCTGAAGTACAACCTGAAGGAAAAAGATTTACTACTGAAGAGGGTGCGGAGGTAGGTACACAATCACAAAATGCCCAACCATCTGCTAGACAAATTGACGAGGAAAAAGCAAACGCAATAAAAAATGAAACAGGAAAAGATGTTAAAACGACATCAAATGCAGTCGGTTCTTGTGTTCCTCTTGCTGGAACATCTGCATCAGATGAAATAAAAGCAGAAGTACAAAATGGTGTGGCAGAATTTAAGGGTAAAACAGGAGTAGAAAAAACTAAACTTAAAGCTGACTTAGCAAAAAAGATTGCTGGTGCATCAAATGAAATTGCTGGTGGACTTGTAAAAACTGGAGCAATTGATGCAGCGAAACAAGCAAACGCTGGTGTTACTAAATTAGGAAATGATGTATTCAATAAAACTTTAGCAGCAACAAAAAGTACATCAGTTGCAAAAAAAGCAATGGTTGCAGCACAATCAGCGATGATACCATCGGTTTCAGCATTTCAGAGCAAGATACCTTGTGTGGTTGAGGGGATTACTGATTCAATGTTGCCTGATATAACTGAATTATTAACTGGATTTCTTGATAATGTTGTAAGTTTTACTCCTTGTATTGGTGATCAATTTGTGGGTGCATTATTTAATAAAATAACAGAGGGGATTGGAAGTTCATTAGCACCAGAATTGGGTGGTATGAGTAAGATTATGGGTGGATTTGATATGGTCAATAATTTAAGAGGAAAGGCAGAGGGATTACTTGGAATATCAGAGGCAATCAAGTGTGTAAAACCAGGTTCACCAGCAGCAGGTACAAACATTTATTGTCTTGGGAAAGGTCCTATGAATATGCCTAGTGTTGCTGGTGAAACTATAATGGAAGTTGCTAATGCTGCTCAAGCATTACAAGAAGCAGCAGGTGCACCAGGTGGAATTGCTGCTGGATTATTAGGACAATTTGATTTCTTAAATCCTGGTGTGAGCACTCAAGGATTTAGTAGTGCTTTAGGTGAATGTTATACAGGACCACCTCTAAATTGCAAGGGAGTTCAAGTTAAATTGTTTGGTTCAGATGGACAAGGATCAATTGCAGAACCAATCATTGGAGCAATTGTTCCTGATAGTTTAGCACAACAAACTGGTAGTCTAATAGGTATTAAACTAACAAATCCTGGTGAGGGATACACAGTGCCACCATTAGTTGAGATTACAGATAATTGTAATCGTGGATATGGTGCAAATGCTAGAGCTGTTATAGATTATGATCCTCAATCACCAACATATCAACAAGTGATTGATGTTTACGTTGTAACACCTGGTGAAAATTATCCAGTGATTGAGGATGATGTAAGTGAATATAATGTTGACCACGTTCTTGTTGTAACACCTGGTATTAATTATAAAGAGGAAGATGTTATTACTGATAATTCTGGAAATGTATATGTCAAATTCTTAGATGAGGATGGACGCATCTTAAATGTTGTACCACCCAATCCTAGAACACAAAATGTCAATCCTGTTCAAGATTTCCCTGAATTAAGTATTGAAACTGATACAGGGTTTGGTGCTGTAATTAAACCTCAACTAGCACCTAGACCACAATATCAAGGTGAAGTTAAACAAGTTATAGATTGTATTACTCCTCGTGATGGCATTGTCGGATATGTTAATGGGGAACCATATTACGGACCTTTCCACGTTCATCCTACTAGAGGTGTTAAGATGGTTGGAGTTGCACATACTACTGCTCCACATGCAATAATCTATGATACTCCAGCAGAAAGTAAAGGTAAAAACGCAGTAATTGGTGGTTTCTCATCTCAATTCCAAACTGTATCATCAGAGGGAGCAGTTACTTATACTCCAAGTGAAACACCAACAACAAGCACTGAAACAACACCGATGACAGATACCACAACAGGCGGTGATGGAATGGTGACTTATCAAGATACAACACCCACACCACCGTCAACTAGTTCTGATACTTCAAGCAGTGGTGGAGGTTCATCGTCACCACCTCCAAGTTCTCCCCCACCTAGCAGTGGAGGTGGCGGTGGTTATGGCTACTAATAAATATTAGAAAGGAATAAAAAAATGGCAGAAAGATCGCAAGACTTACAAAATTGGGCAGGTAGAGATTACGAGTCATTCGGTCCTCATTTTAGGATTGATACTGGTAATCCCGAATATGGTTATGGTGGTGGAACAATTTATGCTTTGATAGCAGAGAAGAATGGACAGTCAAGTTATGTTGGAATGACTGAAAATGGTCATTATAATATTTTTAATGATGATAATATTACCATCACAGGTGGAGTTGAAATGAGTGGTGGAACATGTGTTAATATTGTTGGAAAAAATGGTGATGTAACAATTACTGCGATGAAAAATGGTGACATAAAAATAAAAGGTAGGAAAGTAATTATAGATGCTGATGAAGATATGAATTTATTGTCAAGAAAAAATGTGAGAATAACTGGTAAGTCAAGCATATTTTTTGATACACCTAATCTAGCAACTAACGCATTAACAGGGAATTTAGCACCTAGAGATGTAACATTTGGTGGATTAGTTTTTGGAGGTACTCAGGTTGGTATTGATAAATTGGAAGCAGCATTTACAGGGGGTAAATTAGACAGCATCGCTGATCAGGCAAAAGAAGCAACGGCTGGTTTACAAAATCAAGTGAAAGATATTGCAGGTAATTTTGATTCTGGTGCATTGCAAAGCAGTCTTTCTGATGCAACTAGTGGACTACAAGGTGCTCTATCTAACTTTGGAGGATTTTAATAATGTCTGAAAATACATTTTCAGATTTTACACAGTTTATAAATGATGTTGATGTATCTGGAAATTTGACTACAGAAAAGTTAAATGATATTAAAATTCAAGTTGTCGGTTCAACTTTAGAACTTTCAGTGGTTGGTATAGGAAGCACCAGTTTTGTTCTGTCATAACTTGACGATTATTATACATATGCTATAATAGGACATTCATATACTGACTATGGAAGATTTCGTTCTTAACGTCGAAGTAGATATCTGCTCTCGAACATTTGCTCTGATCAGTGAGCAGGGAGATAGAAGAGAAATAAAATGTGAGACACTAGACGAGTTTATGAGAGTGCTAAGAGTGTGTGATGAATTGCTACCACCAAAGGCAATAATTTACAAAGAATTAGCCACTCAGAAAGATAAATAATCATTTAATGGGACGATTGCCAAGCTAAATAGACCTAGTATTGCATGGTCTTGCCATCAAATTATAGTAGTTAAAAAAGATGCCTCTTAATAAGTTAGAGAATTTCATTAAGAATACAGAAGGTCGTATTCTTTATGTAAATCCAAATGATCTTGATTCAACCGATGGAATTGAAAATCAAGGTAATTCATTAACCAAACCCTTCAAGACAATCCAAAGAGCATTAGTAGAGGCTGCAAGGTTCTCTTATTTGCGAGGGAATGATAATGATTTAGTAGAAAGAACAACAATACTTTTATTTCCAGGCGACCATACAGTTGATAATAGACCAGGTTTTGGTATTCGTAATGAATCAGGAATTGCAAAAGCAGTTAGTCCAAGTGGTGCAACATCAGGAGCACAGAATACTTTAACTCTTACCCTTAACTCTAACTTTGACCTTACACAAGAAGATAATATACTTTTCAAGTTTAATAGTGTAAACGGTGGTATCATCGTACCAAGAGGTACATCTATTGTTGGTTTAGACCTAAGAAAGACAAGAATAAGACCATTATATGTTCCAAACCCAACAGATACAAATGTCAAGAGTAGTGCTATATTCAGAATCACTGGTGCTTGCTACTTCTGGCAGTTTACATTCTTTGATGGTGATGAAGCAGGATTAGTATATACAGACCCATCAGATTTTAGTTCTAATAATCAATCAAAACCAACATTTTCACACCACAAATTAACAGCATTTGAGTATGCAGATGGTGTTACAAAATTAGATCAATTTAGTGATTTAACAGATTTAGAAATTCATTATAGTAAATTAAGTAATGCTTTCAATAGAGCATCTAATCGTGAGGTTGATCAGAAATTCCCTTCAGCACCACTTGGTTTCTCACCTCAAAGACCAGAGTTTGAGATTGTTGGTGCATTTGCCACAGACCCTCTAAACATTTCTAATATTGAGTCTGGTGATGGAGCAACACCAGGACAAGTTGTTACAGTCACAACACAACTTGCACACAACCTCACTAGTGGAACACCTATCAAAGTTCGTGGTGTTAATGTAGCAGACTATAATATATCAACTAAAGTATCAAATGTAATTGATACAACTAGATTCCAATACTCTCTACCATTTGTTCGTCCAAACTTACCAGC